GATACAGTAATGTACGAATAAGGAGAAAAAAATGACAACATATAACGTATTCTGCGACACATGCGAGGCTGAGTATTCAGTAACTCCATTAGTAGGCGGAGATAAAACGACACCAACAAATTGCGCTTATTGTGGTTCAACAATAACCGAAGAAACAATATCTGAGAAAAATGAAGAATGGCAAGAAGAAGATTGGGAAAAATTAATAGAAGACGATGAATGGTCATCGGAAGACGATAGATGATTATCGCAGGAGTAGATTATTCTCTAACATGTCCTGCAATGTGTGTATTTGATGATGAGAATGGTGAGTTTAGTTTTGAAAAATGTCATTTCTATTTTCTGACCCAATCTAGAAAATACGATGTGCAATTTAAAAACATAACAGGTAGATTTTTTGACCACGAAGGAATGACTGACATATTAAGATATGATGGTATTTCAAATTTCTTCATTGACAGATTGTTAGAGACAGATAAAGACTGCCATGTATTCTTAGAAGGATATTCTATGGGATCAAAAGGCAGAGTGTTTAACATTGCAGAGAACGCTGGCATTCTAAAATACAGACTATGGTTGTTTGCCGTAGAGTGTACAGAGATACCACCAACAGTACTTAAGAAATATGCTACTGGTAAAGGTAATGCAAATAAAGAACGAATGCAAGAAGTCTTTGAAGAATTCAATGACATTCGTTTAAAAGACGAACTACATATGACTGAGAAGCAATGGAATCCTTCTTCCGACCTGATTGATGCGTATTGGCTATGCAAATATGGGGTTGACAAGTTGACATCCGAAACAAAGTAGAGTATACTCTATATTATAATAGAAAGTGATAATCATGGAAGAAGAAAAACTTAGTTCGTTGTTTGGTCTAGATGATGACAAAAAACCTAGACAACCAAAAATAATTGGACAATTACACACACTATATTTGTGTGGCGAATTAAATGCGCCTAACGAATACGTAGAGTGGTTTGAAGTTATCAGAAACGCAAACGAAACTGACATAATTAAAATTCACATCAATTCTCCTGGTGGTAATTTATTTACTGCTGTGCAGTTGATGCGTGTTATGGCAGAGTCTCAAGCAAACATTATTGCATCAGTAGAAGGTGCATGTATGTCAGCCGCAACAATGATATTCTTAGCCGCAGATGGCTTTGAGATATCAGAAAACTCCATGTTCATGTTTCACAATTACTCTGGNGGNACTATTGGCAAGGGCGGTGAAATGTACGACAACATCATGTATGAACGCAAGTGGTCAGATAAATTCATGCGAAGTGTCTATTCAGGATTCTTAACAGACGATGAAATCAAATCCATGTTAGAGAATAAAGATATCTGGATGGATCCAGATGAAGTATTCAAACGTCTGAACAAACGTGGTGAAGAAATAATGAAAGCATCTGCGCCTAAAAAGCCTAGAGTCAAACCTGTGCCCAAGAAGGCGCCTGTTAAAAAAGTGAGGAAGACAAATGAGTGATGGTGTATTTTTAGTATCGTCTGCTATTCATGCAAAGCATGGTATATATGATACTCANACAAGACTTGAACAAACTATTGANACNTGNAAGTCTATAAGAAACAAGTGTGATGCAGANATCNTTGTNCTAGATGGTGGNTATCAAGATATCACAGAAAAAGAACGTGATACTTTATCGCAATACATTCATAAGTTTTATAGTTTTGCTGACGCNGANAANNTTCAACAACTTCANCAAGTNCCCAATCACGACATTGTTAAGAACATGATTGAAATTATTATGTATGGTTCTTTCTTTGATAAAGCTATGGAAGATGGTTGGCGTGAAAAGTATAAACGTATCTTTAAGATGAGTGGACGCTATACATTGAATGATGATTTCAATTATGATAAACACATGCAAGCTACAGATAAGATTATTGTTCGTGGTCCATTCACAAGTCAATTCAGACAAGAAACCACAGGCGGTGTTTCGCTACAATATATGAGTCGCTTGTGGAGTTTTGATGCATTCTTACTTCCATACGTTAGAGACCTTTATACTGACATGTTTAATCACATGACAGAGCGATTGAACGCAAAGGGATATATTGACATTGAACATTTATTGTTTCATCATCTTGATCCTATACTGATTGAGAACATTGGTAAACTTGGTGTAGAGGGAAACATTGCACCGAACGGAGCGAGGGTATCAGATTGAACTATAAGATTTTTCAGATTTGTTTTGAACAGAATCAAATAGCACAAGTTGATTCTCTGCTAACACCATTTGANAATACTTCAAATGAGAAGCCNGAGTTGCGTGAGTTTCATTCATTCAATCGTATNATTGANGAAGGCTTTGCAGATGACTTAGATGCATGGGGTGTGTTTGGTCCTCGCTGGCAAAGCAAGATGCGATATGAAGCTAACACAATCAAAGATGCTATTGANAACAATGANGNCTATGATGTTTACATTTTCAATCATGCTAGAGTACAGAATGCACTAACTGCGAACGTGTGGGAACAAGGTGATTATTTTCATCCAGGAATTAAACAAGTTGTTCGTTCCGCATTTATTGCTGGTGGCTATGACACCAATGCACTTGATAATGTAATGACAGATTCAACTTGCTATTGCAGTTACTTTGTTGCGACAAAAGAATTTTGGTTGGACTACATTGCATTTGTAAAAGATATCAAAGAAAAACTTGAAGCATTGACTGGACAAGATGCTGAGATATATCATGGTAGTGCAAACTATAGCAGAGATCCTAATCTGAATATGTTTCCGTTTATTGTTGAACGATTATTCTCTACGTTTCTTCAGATGAAAGAATATAAAGTCTATAGTCAGCCATACGACTATAGCGTGTACAAAAATCAAATCAATGATTTTAGCAAAGTGTTAGAATCATTATATGGTATTAAACGTGTGGTTGTTGAAAAACAATCACAAGAACTTTTTGAACATTGGAATTTATTAAGATTGTATTTTGCAAAGACACATCCCGATTTATTTAATTTAGATTAGTATTATGATTATTGATTTGTTTCGCCCTACTATAGAATGGATAAAAGATGACTTTAAGTCTAACAGAATTCGCTTTGCTGTTGAGTTGCTTGCTTGGGCTATTAGCATTGGTTGTAGCATTACTATGGCACTCACAGTCCCCACCCCTCCGCTTCTTACTCTTTATCCTATCTGGATCCTTGGCTGTGCTATGTATGCTTGGGCTTCTTGGACTAGGAAATCTTTTGGCATGTTGGCTAACTATATTCTGCTGACAACTATTGATTCTATAGGATTGATAAGGATGTTAACATGAGATTTTGGTTAATATGGGCAAGAGCAACTAATCATTTAATTGGCAAAACTGACGAAGATAAGCCTGATGTGCCGATTCTTACCATGAGAGAGGCGTGGATTGCATTGACATTGAGAACGTTTTGGACTATAATACATGTTATAACGTGCTTATTCATCATTGCAAATACCATTCACCATTGGTAGTAAAGGAACAATATTATGGCAAACAAATCTTGGACAATCAATTTGGAAGAAGACCCAGAAACTGGTGATTTGATTCTTCCTCTAAATGATGATATACTAGAGCAAACTGGTTGGAAGACTGGTGACAGTATTGATTGGACTGACAATAAAGATGGAAGCTGGACTATGAAGAAAATTGAAACACAATGGGTTCTTGTTGAAACTGTATCTATGTTTCGTGAACGTTACATGGTAGAAGTTCCTGTTGGCGTAGACATGTATGGTAAAGATAAAGCTGAGTGGGCACTTGATACTGTCACTATGGAAGAAGCAAAAGAATTCTCTCAACAACACCTAGGTCAAACTATCGTGTCTCATCGTGTCGTTACCAAAGAAGAAGCACTAGCATTGTGTGATAAAGAGAATGACTATGCAAAAAAATGGAATGATGAATTAAAAGTTAAAACATTCTTTACCGTAATGACTGAGCATATTGCAGACTTAGCTTCTCCTGGTGATGCTGAGTACGAGTAATGTTTTTATACAAGACAGAAGTGCGAACAGCA